TTGCGGCAGCAGTAGTGGGATCCATGCAGAATCAGGAGTCTGCAGGAAGTTTAGCTGTACTAGACAAGAGTTCCTGCGCACGTAATAGTTTCTACCGCTACATTCCGGGTAGCCACTGCTGGGTATGAACCATCGCATTGAAGATGGCGAATACTTAAACAAGAAGGAAGCAAAAGCAAGATTTAGGCAATCAATCCTTAACCACTGGAAAAACTCTTGCGCCTATTGCGGGACAGATCTGGGGCGATCTGCAACACTCGATCACGTGCACCCGAAATTTCGTGGTGGGCATACGCACCAGCAGAATTTGGTGGCGTGCTGTTTTGCGTGCAATATCTCAAAGTCGGCGGAGGATTGGCTGGAGTGGTACAGGGACCAGCCGTTCTGGGAACCGCACCGGGAGGATGCGATTATTGCGTGGATTACTGAGGGGCTTGTTGCTTAGGGTCCCAGCCCATGCCTTCCAGGTACATCATTGCGATGTAGTGGTCTTCGGCGTAGCGGCAAATGCTGTCCTTACAGGCGCGGTAGTACAGCTCACCACGTTCGTTTTCCAGCTGATCCAAGCTGAAGCCGTTGCCGTAGTCAGTGGTGTGAACGACGCTCATTTTCCGTAGCCGACGCGCATTTCAATCTGGCGCACTCTAGTTTCGAGATCACTGAGTCTTTCTTTGGAGTCGTTCTTGAGTTCTTGAATATCGGCAGCGACCGTATTTACAGACTGATCCAGCTTGGCGACTTGGATAAAAAGGCCACCTAACCCGATTACAGCTGTGGCAAGGAGTGCCGGTACAGCTTGGTTAATCAAGTTAGATGGTTGTGGTGTGCCGGCGTGCACTTCCTCGTTGTGATCCATTGCGAGGCATACTGCCGACCTTTTTACTAATTTAGCGGCCTTGACCGCGCAAAGGTTTCTTGCCTCGACGGCGTGGACGGCTGTGTTGGCCGTAACCCTGTCTTGTTGTTTTGGGGCGGCCGGCTTTGTGCTCGACACGCCCAAGGGCTGTTTTACTCTTTACCGCCACTACAGGTCATCCGGTGGGTTGATGGCGACTAAACAGTAAGCCAAAAAAATGCCGGCGCACCAAGCACCGGCAAAGAATCCTGCAGTAAGCATTGCCGCTTATCGTCAGTTACCCCAAGGCACACCAGCCGCTTTAGACGGGTGCCGTTGTTCATCCAGTTGGGCTTGCAAAGCGTCCTGGATTTCGTTGACTTTTTCTTCGCCGCCTAGGGCTTCCTGTACCCAAGCGATCACGAGATCTTGAGTCAGATCTGCGTAGGGAATTAGGTTTTCGGGGCGTTGAAAACCGATGGAGCCATAAGCACCAGCAGAGTAGGTGCCGTCGTTGGCGTCAACGGTGTAGTGGGCGGTAAACACAAAGCCGTCGTCGGTTTCGCGTTCAAGGGTGTTGATACCCCACGTAAAGGTGGTGGCCATGATGAAGAACCAGACTGGTACAGAGTAGGAGGGGTACAGCCAGTTGGGAGGGGTCGGCTGTCCACCCTAGGGAAGGTGACTACTGGGCAAAGGCTTCTAACTCATCAGCAATGAGATTAAGTTCGGTGCGTGCCACATAGGTGCATTGTTCACCTGCAGCACGAACGGCGGCGGCAATGGCAGGCAGATAGTGCCAGTCATCAGGCTTGCCGCTGGCTGCTTGGTTAAAGGCCCAGAACACCTCTTGAGCTTGGGGTGAAAGTTTAGACATAGAAGTGGTAATGACTACGACTGCTCGCGTAGAAGCTGCTCGAAGAACTCGCAGACAAACCGAGCGGATAGGTAGAACTCTCGGTTGTTCTGCCCACCAGCAAGGATTGCTCGGAACTCCTCGTAGGCGGTTTTGATGGTTTCCGTGTCAGGCATAGAAGTGAGTAGGACTACACGCCTTCAAGGGCTGCAACTTTGGCTTCAAGAGTTTCGATCTTGGCCAGTGCCTCCTGCAGTGCTTTGGTCAGCGGTGCGATGAATTGGTCGTAGCGCAGAGCTTGCTGGCTATCAAGGTCATCCTTGTCAGTTAATACCCAGCCGCCAAAGTCAACGCCCGCAGCATCAACAGCTTGCTTTACCTCTTGAGCAATAAAGCCCCAGTGGGTGCGAGTGCCTGGAACGGACTCGTAAATGTAGTTGTTTTGTTCGTCGCGTTCGCCCGTGTCAATCTTGCCACCCTCAATCCATTTGTATGAAACAGGGCGAAGAGCTTTGATAAAGTCAGAGCCAAGCTGCGAATCTGCAATGTCAGCCTTAGCGCGTTGATCGGAAGTCTGGATAGTGCCGTTTGCCGCCCATACTGCCGACCAGCGATACCCGTCAGCGCCAAGTTTTACTGCATTATCTGTAGTTGGGTAGACATCAGTGCAGTTTCTAAAATTTGTATTGCCATTAGCAAGGATTCTGAGCCGCTCCGTCGGGCTGCTTGCTCCGTCGGCGGTAGTGGAGAACACTAACCTGCCCGGCATGTCGTTAGCGCCGGGGGTGCCGTCTACCCGAGCAGCAATAGCGGCACCCACACTTTCGAGATCAGTGCCATCGGCGCCCACGAAACAAATGGTACCAAGGTCGTCGCCGTTTACAACAACATCGACGCTTCCAGGAGTAGTGCCCCTTGATTTGCCAAGGGCAATAAAACTACCTGTTTCGTCTGAATTTCTATTTGTGACAAGCGAAAGACCTGCAAAACTATTTGATGGGCCGTGTATCTGCTGATTGGCTTGATTGGGATAATTACCGTTTCCTACAAGCCTGCCTACTGCATAGCTCGAAGACGTGCCAACTAACAGGCGCCCCGATGTATCAATACGTGCTCTTTCCGTTCTTCCGCCGGCGGAGGAAACAGAAAATGCAAGTGGGTAGTTTTCGTAAGATTCTAAGAAGGTGGCATTAGAACTTGTATCAGCAGTCAGGCTTGCGTACCTTGTATTTGATATATCAATTCTGAGTGACGGGTTTGACGCTGCGTTCAAAGTTAATAATGAACCAGGGGCTGTAGAGCCAATCCCTACTCTGCTATTGGGAGTATCTACATAAAAAATCGAAGTTCCGACCCTGTTTCTAACGTTAAAGGTTGTATTGTCTGCATTTGTACTACTTAACCTACCAACCGTCACGGAGGCTGTTGTGCTGCCTGTAGAGACAATCAGGTCTCCCGCTGTAACGGCTCCACTTACTGCGCCAACTTCAAGAGTTGCGCTAGGGCTGCTAGTCCCCAGACCTAAGCGGCCACTGGAATCAACTCTGAACCTTTCAGCGCCATCAGTGCCAAAGGCTAAAGCGTTGGTGCTGTGTATATATTGAATATAACCACGATATTTATCTAGTCCAGCGGTTCCGTCAGCAAATGCAATATTGCCGTTACTTGCAGTGTCGGAAACAATGGTTATGCCATTGGCTCCGCTAGAGCCAACAACAAGCTGGCTGAATGTTGACTCATAACTGCCGGGTGATGCGTTCCCCACGCCAACCCGACCACTCGCATCAATTAGCAGGCGCTGAGAGGAGTTAGTCGAGATGGCTACTTGATCTGCGCCAGGCGAATAAATACCGGTGTTTGTATCGCCGGTAAATGTAATGCTTGGTGTTGCAGCCGCACCAGCAGATGCGCTAATGATGCTGTCAAATGTTGCGGTGCTGGTTACATCAAGTGTCCCAGGTACATCAACGTTGCTGGTCCACTCAACGCCGGTACCAGCAGCATCCGTCTGTAGCAGTTGGCGAGCGGTACCGTCAGCCAGTTTGGAGACAGGGATCTCGTCAGGAAAGTCACTCACCCATGCGCTGCCGTTCCACGTTTTGAGTTGGTTAGGACTGGCGCTGGTATCTAACCACAGTTCACCAACACTATTGCCAGTTTCGCCGCCGCTAGCGGGGCTGGCATTAGGTGCAGTCGTGCCTACGTGAACAGGACCAACTTTGACCAATGCTCCAGCGCTGTCTTTGTAGAACAGTCCAGGACTGGTGGAATTGGTATTGATTGCAAGCTGCCCATCGCTCATGCTTGCAGGCAAAGGACGCTTGCTTGCAGTGCTAGAACGCAAATGCTGGAGAGCCATTCCTTAACGCCCGCAGGCCGGAAATTACTCCCTTACTGTAACTAACGCGATCAGAACGCGCCGTCATCAAGATCACTGGTCAGTGCAACTGTGCCAGTGGCATCCTTAAACGTAATAGTTCGATCAGCCGTGGGGTCAGTGACAGTCAACGTTGTTTCGTAGGCATTTGCAGTAGCACCCTCAAAGATGATTGTGGTGCCAATGCCCATTTCAAGGTTGCCGGTCATCGTGCCACCGGCTTTAGCTAGCTTTTCGTTATCTACTTCAGCAAGAGCTGATTGAACGTTAGTAGCGGCAATATCGCCAGTCGGTGTGAATTGGATATTGCTAGCGAGCTGCGCAGTGACTGTTTCAGAAACGTCAATCAGTTTATAAACACTTCCGGTGCTCAGTAGAATGTCTGGCGGCGAAAGTGCAACAGTTGGTGCGGGGCTTGTACCAGTGCCACCTTCACTAACAACAACGTAGTATTTGTTATTGGTTGCGCTAGGTGAAGGTAGGGCCGCACTGACGGTAAAGCCTGCCGCAGTACCGTCTGCCGTTACGGAATCCACCAAATTGGTGCTTGCGTCATAAGTACCAGCGAAAACAATCTCACCAGCAGAAATACCTACGGGCTGGTAAACGTTTCCGTCCCAAAGAAACAGGTCACGAGTAAGAGGATTGAAGAAAAATTGGCCGATGTGATCGGCAGTTGGCTGTGTTTCACCAAATAGTGAAACTGAATAGTTTGCAAGTTTGGTTCCTGTTATTGCGTCGGAAGCAATTCGGTCAGAACCAAATGTCCCTGTAGTTACTTTGCTGGCATCAAGGACAGGAATATCAGACGCAACAAGTGCTGTCCCATTACTGACGTGTCCTTGAGCATCAACAGTGACCTTGGGGTAAGTACCAGGTGTGACTGAGTTTGTGTGATTAAGCGTTCCAGCAGCATCTACGGATAGCCCGCTTCCGGGCAGTACAGCACCGATTGCGCCTGATGTTGCTGCCGGCAAATCTGCAGCAGTAATGCTTCGACCTGCAGTAATTAAACCCTTGGCACTGTATTGAACAACTTGGTAGGTGCTGGTGTTTGCGGTAACGCTGTTGTCGATTTGGATAGTGTCGCCGCTAAGCGTTAGTCCGTTGCCATTGACGATTACGGCACCTTTAGCGCTGGTGGTAGCCGTAGGAAGATCTGTTGCTGCAATCGTGCGGTAACTAACAGCACCAGCAGCACCGGTGGGACCAGCTAGAAATTGTGCTGCTGCGCCAGTGTTATCTAAGGAAGTTGTGATGGTGACTTGATCACCAGAAGTAGCAACGCTTAGATTGACGATGCCCGCCGTGTCGCCAACGACGGTGTTGATTGATCCGGCGGCTTTGATGCTGACCCAACTGCTGCCGTTCCAGCAGTAAATTTTGCTGTCGTCAGTGTCTAGAGCCAGTTGACCCGTAAATGCACCACTAGCGGGAAGAGTGGTAACAAGATCGACAGTCGATTCGTCGGCCAGCTTGGCTGCAGTTACGGCATCACTAGCCAGTTGCGTGGCGCTGATACCGCCCGTTGCAATGGCAGTGCCGGCAATTTGACCACTGTTAAACAGGATTTTGGCGCCGGGGATGGTAGCGTCGGCGATCAAAGTCACGCCATAACCGATGGCGTCTTGGACCGTGATCCTTTTTGTTTCACTTGCGCTGATGTCAGCTACAGCGAGTAAGTCCCCGGCTGCGAGGTTCGCGCCGGCAAGAGCGGCAAGTTCGCTAATTTTTAGGTCAGCCATGCGCCCTCAACCGAAAACCGTAGTCGTAAGCCGATTCTAGGTCTTACTCCAGTTCCTCTAGTACCAGATAAGAGCTGGCATCTTGCTCTAGCTCAATCTTGTCTCCGGATTCCTGTAACAGGAAACGCTTCTGCTGTGTCCTGGCCTTTAAGCGTACAGGGCCTGTGGTTACGAACGATATTGTGGCGTTCACAACGCTGTCCGGCGTAAAACTGACAGCTGCCCCGGTGACGATGGCATTAAACTCCCACCAAAGGGCGTCGTTAATTTGAGATGCTGCAAAGTTGCCTCCTTGGGCAGCAGTGTCTCCGTATTTAATATAAAATTTGCCGTGAAAAGATGCACCGACTTCTGTACGCACAACAAGTTGCAGTAAATAATTAACGGGCTCCTCTCCTGCTTTGTTGACGTAATCCCATTGAGCAACTAGCTGCCCGCTCCCACTAATTAAACTACTGTATTGCTGCCGATGTTCGTCACTTAAAACAGTGACGTCAACAGTTTCACGTGTTGTGTTTAATTCGTACTCTGTAACTTGCCCCAAAATGCGCGTATCCCGGTCGCGTATCGTGGCGCGTATTGGAATGTCTCGTGCAATAGCGGTCAGCGGTATAAGGCCCGCAGTGCTGCCTTCTAGGCTGTCGTCAAAGGTGTCGTATAGCTTGATCCCGCCCAGTTCGTCAACAAATACGTACCAGTTGCCACTACTTTGAACAGTGTTATTTGCCCAACCGCTAGCGTCTACAAAATCTAAATTTGTTCCGTCTGTTGTTGTAAGCTCCAGTAGATCGCCACTAACCAAAAAACCCTCGTCAAAATCAAAACTAAATCTGTCTCGGTCTGCATTTACATCCGATGGATTGACAACAGATTCTTTGCTGCCCTCAAGCGACTGGCGCGTTAGTTCAATCGTACCAATCTGACCAAGATAGATGCCCATTAGATCGTTACCGCAGTAAGGGCTCCGGTGCCTTGGAATGAAATTTCGGCACGGCTTACTTCGCCTACAGCCGCTCCGAAACTGACGCTTGTAATGTAAGCCGTAAGACGTACATCGCTATTTGTATTACCGTCAACAAGTCTTAGGCGCATATCAACGGTGTCACCACTAGATACACCGTCAACGCGTAGAACATTTTTTAGGGCTGTGGCTGCGTCGTTGCGTCCAGCACCGTCGTTGTAGTACAGCAACGAAGCGCTGCCATTAAACTCTTGTACCCCAGGTGTGTAAGTACGCTGGGAGTCGCCAAGCGTGGTGGTTTCCAGCATCTCAAGGCTTCCGGTCATAGACCAGTTCGTGACCTTAAGCTGCTCGGTCCCGTCAATCAGTAGTTGGCCGTCCCGGCCTGTATAGATTTTTGCCATGGTTTCAGTTTAGAGAACTCCGATGAGTTGAACACGGACAGAGCTACGTCCTGGACGTACGGCAGTTACGGCAGGGGCTTCGGCATAACGCCAAGCGTTCAAGCCGGACACGTCGATGGCAGAATCCGTGCCAGTCCAACCTGTTTTGACGGAACTAGGGATGGTGAAGGTGTTGTACGTACCTTTGACGTCGTTGTAGTGCGTTAAAAACAGTTCGGCATTGCTGTCGCTGATGTTGTCGTAGGCAAGTTCCAGTGCCATACCGGTGCGGGCATCGCCGTACAAAATTCGCACTTCAGCGCCAGATTGAGAGCGAAACTGTTTGATTGGGTAGTCGCCCGGATTGAAATTGCGTGATGTGGGCGTGAGGGAAGGGAATGCCATTAGTCGAGCACCTCAAAGCGGCTCTCATCGAGCACGTCCTGCACAATCAGACTACGCAACTGGCTATCACACGGGAAGTGACTGGCTTGAATTTCAACAAGTCCGTCCTCGTCCATTGTGATCTGATCCACTTGGTAGATGTTGCAAGCGGTGATGTCAGATCGCACTGTGAACAAAGCATTGAATAACGTGCTGTCGGTAGTCCGGCCGTCTGTAACCGTCATAGTTGTAAGACGAACATCTGTATCACCAGCCCGATAGGCAAAAATGCTGTACGTACCACTAAGCGATCCGGACAGACAGGTCACATTCCCGCTGGCGTCAATTACGCCGTTTTCATAAGCGACATTGGGCGAGGCTTTTGTGATTACACGGATGTACTGACCTGGAGCTAAGTACAAACCTTCGGGTGTCGTCTTGAACGAAATGGTATGGGTAATTCGACGGCGAACACTAAGCAGGTAGCGAGCTGTTAAAAAGGCTTGTTCTCGATAGGTGCAGAAACCGCTCAAGTCATATGTTTCCATTTTTGCCTGGTTGTAGTCATCTGTATTGTCCGACCACAGCACCATCATCGAGCGCGACTCTGGCAGTTGATTTTTAGCGGCTTCTCTATAACTCATAACTGCACGAAAGTTATGGCGATCATCTGCTTCCAGGTAATTAACAGCAAAAGTGTCTTCAATAATGTTACCTGATGTAAATAAAGCAGAAATCTGCACCGCGCCTTGGCGCAGGCTTCCATCAGTTTCTGTAGGCAGTGCTGGCTCTACTGAAAACTTGCCGTTTGTAACTACAAAATTACATAGGTGCAGCGGAGCCAGCTGACTGATGTACTCACGGATGTTGATTTGCTCTTCAACAACACCATCAAAATAAATGCGGTTTTGCACTAAAAAGCGTGCCGTGCGGGTAAAACCGGATGTGTCTACAAGGTCAGTTGAAATACGCCGTCCAGCTCCGGAGCGTGGGTCTGTAAGTAAAAAATAGACAAGATCGGAAAATTTATTTGCAGGTCCAATAGTGTTGGTGTCAAAGCGCAAAGTAGGGATGCCGTCTGGGATCCAGATACGCACTTGATCAAGACTGGTGACGGATTTGCTGGAACGCAAAGCCATACCAAACATGGTCATATTGTTGTATGTAGGTATTTCCGGGTTAGTGACACTTTCATTGACATAAACGATCTCATGTTCGGCGTTTGAGTTGTTTGATTTTTCTAGTTCTTCGTAGTGCGACACATCCGCTATCTGGCTGGCAAGCTCAAACCAGCGTTCTTCTGTTGCTGGATCTCCAGGTACATAAACACTGTCGTGTACGACGCGCAAACGCGGTCCAACATTTCCACGAAAAAAGTTATTGTTTACGTTTGCCCAAGCATCAAACGTGTAGTTGTTCGGCGGTTCATGCGACCAGCTAACAATGGTCATCGTGGATGGGTTTTCCCATTCCCAGCCGCCACTTAAGGGATTTTCCGGCCTATAGATGCTTCGCGCTTTAAGGCTAATTGTGACTGTCTTGCCGTCTGCCCACGTCAGTTCGACATTTACTGCTCGTTCTTGTCCTTGGTAATCGGTGGCATATCCTAAATAATATGTATGCCAGCCGCCAAATCTTCCCGTCGTTACGTTTGTGGGCAACCATTCCTGCACTTCCATTCGAGCGGCTTGCGTTGTCCATCGCCCGTCGGTGCCAGCACGGCCTTTAGTTCTAAACTCTTTGTTGGCGCGTACGTCAATCGCAGCGACAACTTCACCTGTAGTCGTTAGGCGAAAAGTGCCGTAACGATTTGGGTAATCAGCACCAAGAATGTTGGTACCGTTAGCGATTAAACGCCAAAATTGGGCGTCATCAGGACTGAATTGGCGGACATCGGCACCGCTCTTTGGAATAAAGCGATATTCAAATTGACCTGGTGTGCGACTTTTGATTCTGATGTAGTTGTACTGATCTGTTGGATTTTTACCCGTTACGCAGAACTGTTCGCCAATCAACTCCCATGTATAAGGTTGGCCGTTGGTATCTAAGCCGACGGGACGAACGGCAATGGTAAATACGGTTGTGCGGGCAAAGTAGCCGTTGCGTGTGCCGTTAGTAATTGTGACGCCGTTACGGTCAAATTGCGCCAAGCGAGCTGGTGTGGGTACCTCTGGAAAGTTGCACAAACCGTTGGCGCGGTTCCACGCTTGCGAGCGAATACCAAACTCAGTTGCATCAACAACGCGCTGATTTCTAACTGTGGCAAAAGCCACATGCAGCAATGGAAAGTATGAAGGGCCGATCCACGAATCTTCGTAAGTTTGACCGTCGTAACCAACTTGGTTGTAAGTAGCTTTAGTCCCAGCAATTCCGATTTCTGTGGAGCCGCCTGTTGTTTCGATGCACTTCAGCAGATAATCGCTTATGCCTTTTTTTGCACGCCATATTGTGGATGGGCGTTGTATGACCTGCCATACAGTTCGGCCAATCATAAACATTTCGCCGACTTGTAATTTGTCGTCAGCTTCTTCGCGTTCTGCAATGCTTCTGGAGTTTTGATCGTCTAGTGTTACGCCGGATTCTGTTGCAAAAGAATCATCGTTATATTCGTTGTCGTTAATTCTAAAAGTAACCGTATCGCCAACAGAAACAAGCACACGAGTGGGCAATGTGTATTCGGTTTGGTTGTGCTTAATTAGGCCCATGAAACAGCTATAACCTGCCCCATCGCCAGGCATCCCGTCTTCGGGTTGATTTGCTGCACCACCTGCGATTTTGCGGCGCGTGGCGCGTAAACGACGATCCGGATCGTCACCGTCAGGGATTGAGATAACTTGCCAGTTGATTTTGTTGTGCGTGCCGTTTTTGATGGGATCGTAGACACCAAAAGTTGTGCTGCCGCTTGGTGTATAGACGGAGCAAAAACCTGTGTCTACAGCCGCAGACTGAGTAGGACACTGAAAAATATCGTCATGCGGTTCAGGATCGCCAGAATACGGTTCGCCGCGAGTACCAGCGAATTTGTCGGTTGCTTTAACTCGATTGTCTCCGTCCCGGCTAGCCCAATAGAAGGCGTACTGTTCCTTAGGCAAAGATGCCAAAGGCATTGTCCCAAGGAATATGCCGTTTACATCGGGAGTATTTAGTACGCTTTCACCAACAACGTATAGTCCTTTGTAGCCTTGACTGGAGCCATAGCTGAACATGCGCGACCAGACCAGTGAAGGCGTGACAAAAATGCCGCCTGTTGTATGAGTTTCGCGTTGTGTGTAGCGTCCAAAAATAATCGGAATAGGTAGTCCAAACTGTGCAATATCTGCAGTACCTTCAAAGCCAAAAGTTTGGTTGAAGCGGCTGCGACCGTTTGCAGAAGCAAGTCGTTTTGTACGCCCTTGAGAAGGAACTTCGGGCTTAGGGGTTAAAAAGTATGAGGCCGCTGAAAAAATTGCACCTACGGCGAGACTGATTAAAAGCGATATACCAAAATCGCCATTTTTAATGTCTGGAATTAGGTTGTATTCTGCAGGACGGTTCTTTTCAAGTTCTGCGACTTGTTGTTTGTACCAGCGGTATTCTTCCTCGCTGCAGCCAATGGTTGCAATTAAGTCGCGTTCAAACGGGAGAAGTGGCGCAGCGTATGCACGGGCTGCATGATCCCGATAGGGCACCAAGTCACCGCTTGCCTGGGTGTGCTGATGTGGATTACGCCCTGCTGCCATACCACTCCAAATGCGTGCTTATGCGTGGACAGCAACACCACGTCTCCATCGAGTTTAGCTGCGCCAACGCGCTTTCCCCACTGCAATAATTCGCGGCCGATCTGACGCCAGGTGGCTTCGTACCAGTGGACTGATGCCGGCGGTCTAGGTATTTCCAGTTCGTCTAAAGCTACAAGTACCAAGTGGATGCAGTCGAGCGCTGCGTCGGGATCGGTTCCGTCCGCGCCATAGCGATAGGGTCTACCGATCAGGTCAGAAACGCACATAAGACGACGCGGGCAACCTACCGACAAGCCGTTGGTGCAGCGTACGGTTGGGAATATCGCTGTTTACAGCATCAAGCACAGTGTTAAGCCGCAGGTTAATGCTGGCTTCGTCCCAGCCTCCGCTGGCTGTAACTCCTGTGTAACTGTGCAGTAGTTGTTGTGAGGCTGAGTTATCCGGATTTACAAGGCAGACATCTACAGTGGCGATCCATGATTCCGTGACGGCTTGGGCTGCCCACGAGCGGCTCAGGTCGTTGTTGGGGAACGTAAGGGCAGCATCCACGTTGTCACCTTTGATGTTGACGGATATGCCGCTAAAGCCGAATGGCATAAACGTATGTAAGTAGCCGCTGCGGGTAATACCGCTACGGATGTAAAAATTTTGGAAGGCCAAGATGTTGCCGTTGTCCTGCTTAAAGCGGACAAAGTGACCGAGAGCGTACTGCATTACATTCCGATGCGGCGACGGGTAGAGCTGGACTGTTGCAGGCGGCGCAGGGTGGCTTGTTCACCACGTTGTGCTCCTTGCTGGGCAGCTTGGGACATTCCGGCTTGGAATTGATCCACAGTGACGTACTCCACATTATTGATGCGTTCCACGCTGTAGCGCACGTCAATGGGTTCGAGTGCGGCGGTTGCCGTATTTCCGTCCGCACTTGTACCGCTACCAGGGATGACAGATTTGCCCCGAGCGCCACGAGAGTAACGGGACATGGCAGCGGACATTTTGGATTGCGGGATGACGTATTCTGGTTCGCCGCCTTCACCGATAACGGCGCGGGTAGGGCCGGTAACAAAACCACCTTCCGCAAAACCCGGAACGCGAATCCCTCCGGAACCAAAGGTACTAGAACCTGTACCCTTAAAGCTGCCTCCAAATGTAGCTTTACCTGCTGCATTAGATTTTGATTGGAAACTACCTGAAGCAGCTCCACTAATAAGTCCGAGTACGGTCTCAAGAATATAAATTTCAATAAGTTTGGCAATCATTTGGGATGCCATATCCATGAAATGATCGCCTACACCTTTGAAGAACGCAGCTAACGCTTGTTGGCCAGTCATCGCGCCAGAAACAAGGCCCTTAAAGGCTTGCTGGAACGCATCACCGATAGCCTTGGCTCCGGCAACAACTTGGTTGATGGGATCTGTTAAGTTGTTAAGTTCACCTCTAGCCGTAGCAATAGCATCTTGTAAGCGTTCAGAGCCTGTTTTACCCTTTTCTGGGCCAGCGGCTGCTGCACCCTGTACGGCATTTTGCTGATCCTTAAATATCTTCAACTGTTTTTCTAGCTCGACTGTGCTCGTCCCACGGGCTTTAGCCTCTAATATGGCAAGTTCCGTTATTTTTATCTGTTCTTCTACAGCTGTAAGTTGTTCGGTAACAAGCCTCTCAAAATTTGCAATACGTTCTGCCTCAGCGGGAAGCACTCCTTCTGTAACTAGCCGTAAATACGTACGTCCATACTGCGCCTGTAGTTGCTGCTGTTTTGTTAGATCTGTAAAAGGTTTAACTGCGTCGCGTATGGCTTGCTGTGCACGTAGTTCTTCTTCAAAGCGTTTTTGCGTAATTTCGCGGATTTTATCTTCTATTACTTGACGTGCAAAACTCTCCCGAGCTATCGCTGTTTTGTTTATTAGTTCGCGCTCGCTCTGATAGTTTGCTTGCTCTAAAGCCTTAACCCTGTCACGTTCTATATCTGCTAGCGTCTTTGTTAGCTCTACATCTACAGCAAGTAATTCTCTACCCTCAAATAGAAAGTCTCTAATAAGATTTTCGGCATTTCCGATTTCAATAAGTGCTTTGTAATCCGCTTGAAGCTGAGCAGTGCGATCTTCTGGTGGTTTAGGGCCTTTTGCTCCGGCGCCACCTGACGGTGCCGCTTGAGACGGTACTTGAAAACTTGTAAGCGGCCCTGCGGCTGGGGCAGTCGGAGCAAAAGCACCAGGGACTAAACGCCGCAACTCTGCTTGCTTCTGACTTTCATAAAACTTTTGTGCCGCTGGATTAAACGCACGTATTCCACCAAGTACTCCAAACTTACGTTGCGTTGCTGTTTCGGCAGCACGAGCAGCTTGAATATCTGCTTGAGCCATACGGCCTCCGCTCATTAAATCCGAAAGTCTTGAAATAGCTCTAGATACTGCATTGACAAAATCAGTAACGCGATCAGTTAGCCACTGCATAGCCGGCCCAAACGCACGTACTAGATTTGTGGCTAAACCAGCTAAAGACTGTCCAAGGGCGTTGACGCTAGCGGTCAAACGCTCCATTGCTGTTTTGGGCTTGTTCGCGGCTGCTACACCTTCATTACCCATTTTTACTAAAGTATCAATAAGTGTTTGTACTGAAATATCGCCATCTTTCGCCATTTGTAGAATGGCGTCACGACTAATACCGTACTTATTTGCTAACTCTCCTTGGATATTTATCCCTTGGCTTGTCAATTGATTAAGCGTCGCCTGTGTTACTTTTCCTGATTCGAGAGCGGATGTAATAGCGTTACCTGTTTTTTCAAAGGATCCACCGTACTTTTCGGTGAGTGTAGTGACAAGTTGGATTGCTTTAGCTTGATCTTCAAGTTCCAATCCAAGACCGCGTACGTTTTGTATGACTGCTGTAAATTTTTCTACGTCGGTATTTGCTGTCTTAAACGCCGCTGCCAGCTGCTTAGTTTGTTCGACAGAAAAACCTAAATCTTCGCCTAGTTGTTTAACTGCCTGTCCTCTAGATGCAATATCCCCGATTAGCGTGCCGAGCAATGAACCTGCAAAACCTCCGCCAGGACCAGCTAACCCTCCTACAAGACCGCCGATAGCACCGCCCGCAGCAGCTCCACCGCTTTGGCCGAACAACAGTGGAAAAGCTCCACCAATAACTGCACCACTAACTGCACCTCCAATACGTCCTCTAAAACCTGCCCCTGTTGTACCAGCGGCAGTAGGTGGCAAAGCAGGACCTTGCACGCCAAAACCTGCGTTTGTAATACGTTGCCGTTGTGCAGCAGCATCAGCTAAGCGTTGTCTTGCAGCTGCACTGGCAGCACCTTCATTGCTTCTAATAGCTGCAGCTGTACGTTGAGCTTGAACAGTGAGTTCCACGGCGACTTCCGTGGCTTCTTGGAAAAAGCGGTTCCAGCTGTTTCTAATGTTTACTGTTTTAGCTGCTGCTGTAGTTTGTAGTTCTTGACCAACTTGTGCTGCTTCTTGGAAAAAGCGGTTCCAGCTGTTTCTAATGTTTACTGTTTTAGCTGCTGCTGTAGTTTGTAGTTCTTGACCAACTTGTGCTGCTTCTTGGAAAAAGCGGTTCCAGCTGTTTCTAATGTTTACTGTTTTAGCTGCTGCTGTAGTTTGTAGTTCTTGACCAACTTGTGCTGCTTCTTGGAAAAAGCGGTTCCAGTTTTGCTGGATTTGGCGACTTTTGACCATTGCCGGAGGCAAAGCAGGTCCTTGCTGGCCGTAAGGCGCTGTACCAGCGCTAACGCGCCGTTGATTTGCTATTTCTTGCGCTACAAGAGAATTTTGGCGTGCACGAGCAGTGTTAGCCTCCCCTAAAGCACGTACATATTCCCTAATTGCTTTTGTTTCTGCTTGCGTGCCAGCGCCAACCATGCGCAAAGACTGCGCGGCTCTATTTAAATTATTGGTGTAATTTTGAATGTTTTGGACAAGAGAACCTCTTGCGCTTACAACATCGTTGAGACTATCTACAGCACGAGCTGTTTGATTGATGCTGCTGCGTAGTTGTTCAAGACTTCTTGCGCCTCTTACGCCGATTTCAATATCAGCTCTGTAGGAGGACACAGCGCCACGTCACACTCTGGTACTTCAGTTTACGGTGTAAAAAAGCCGCCGGGTTAGCGGCGGCGTCTGGCTTTGTCGAGTTCCTTTTGCTGGTCCTCGTTCAGGACTTGAAAGTAGGCGCTCCAGCCGAGTAATTCCTCGGCGGTCATGGTCGTCCGAACTTCGGTAAGAGTCAGGCCCAGTTCCTTGGCGACGCCAAACTGGAGCATGAGCCAGTTGTCTTTGCGGAGTTCGGCGCTCAGGATTTTGGGTCGATGGGCTCGGCGTCGTCGGTAAGGATCGCCAGCATCAGGGCTTGCAGGTCCTTGTCCTTCACTTCGTTCTTCAGCACATCCACCTCGCCGACGCTGAACAACTTGGAGCCGGATTCGTCGAGGGCCTTTGCAATCAGCAGCTGAAGTGCGAAGGCGTTGGCGTCGTCGGATTTGGCTTGTTTTTGGGCGCGTTCGCGCTCGGCCATCGTCAGCGGTGCCACCCACATTTCAAATCTGCTGCCATCGGACAGCTCCACTACTTTTTTGACTGGCTCCAGGTTGGCGGCCTTACGGAGACGGTCGATTGCGCGTACAGGAACGGGCATACCAATGCTTGGGGTATGGGATTAGTGTAGCGGAGTAGAAATAAAAAACCCCGGCTGGGGGCCGGGGCTTGCTGAACTGACTGCGACAGCAGACTATCAGGCAGAGGTGCTGAAGTCGAAAGTCGGGGTGCCAGCAGGGCGGAAGTTGACAGTCACCGATTGGGCGTCATCGGGGTTGATATTCAGGCTGGCCGAGGTCAGCACTGCATCGAACGAGATGGAGCGGCTCAGGCTTTCGCTCAGGGTGCCGCCGCTAAACACGCGGTCGGTGTAGAGCTTGAAGGCAGCGCCGTTTTGCTGGCGCTGGAGCACGTCCTCGATCATGCGGTTGGACAGGGCGGCGTCCTCGTTGGTCATGTAGACCGTTGCGGTGCCGGTGCCGTCGCCGAAGCCGCTGATGTAGCTGCGGAAGGGCACATACTGACCAGGAGTTTGACCGATGGTGGTTACGTCGATTTCAGCGCGGCTGATCTCGAAGCTCCAGTCGCGGACTTGGCCGACGACGGCGAAGTCGGCGTAATACACCTCGAACTCGTTGGGAGCAGCCACGGTGCCATCGTCGGTGATGGCCAGGATGGTGCCGCCGGCAGAGGTCGATACGGTGAGCGCACCAGTCGCAGCGGTGTAGCTCAGCACGTAGTAGGTGGTGGCGTCAGAAATGGGTGCAGGCAGAGTGCCGGTGCCGGAACCGCCGGTCTGGCTGTTCACCACGCGGAACTTCACCGGGTCGCCTGCCTTGAAGTTCAGGTAGGGGGCGACGGTGATTACATCGGTGCCAGTGTTGACGCCGGCTTCGCCGAAGGTGCCGGTGGTGCCGGCGGGTTTGTAGTAAAGCGCGCCGGACGTGCCGGACAGAACGGTGGTGGCCATAGGGCGTACCAAGTGAACGTTGTTGGGCGGGCACTGCCCGGCTTAATACAGGTTAGCGCCTGTTGTTAAGCACTACCTATGACAGGACAGTTGCAACGTAGGAGGTATCAATTCTCCCAACAAAATGTGGCGCTTCTTCCGTTGCCGAAAAAGTTGGGCCGCTAATTTCGCCGACGCGGAAAAATACGCCACTGGTTGTTTTAGCGGCGTTATTGAGTGTTTCCAGTACGTTGACTGCTGTTGTGATCAGCGTTTGGTTGCGTGCGGGGCCTTTACCTTTTTCCGTGAAAATGCGGATAACAATCGCACCACGGGCGTTGTCAACGCTGCTGGTAAGCGTGGGTTCGTTGGTAATACCGAAAGTAACATTGACGCGAACGTATTCAGTAGTTGTGTTAGGCGGAACTGCCGTGATGTTGTCGAAGTAAACGGGTACCGCTGGCACCAGTGCACCAAATGCTGTGAGCAGTGGGTTTTCGACAGCGGCGCGGATTGCTTGGTAGTTCATAAACGGATACGTCCCAGTTCCTCGTCCATTTCAATGCGTATGCGCCTATCTATAGCACCGCCACGGGCATACGTTGTGTACCAGTCCAGTGGGGCTGTGCTGCGATTTGGTCCTTCATCGTTACCAACAAGATCGCCACGATAACCGCTTACCCTGGTGCCTCTGTCGTATTCCTTAAGGGGTGTTGTACCGGGATCAATAAACGTACCTTCGACTAAATCTCGCGCCTCATCTGCATAGGGAGCAAAGTTTGAAATTGTGTACTTAACATCATCAAAGGCAAAACCGCGCCCGCTAAGCAGTGGTGCAGGTACACGCCGTGGAACACCGGGACCCCCATCACCTGCAGTCCGGCGTCCGTCAGTGGTTTCAATTTGCCAAGAGTTAGAGAATTTGCCGGACCACACAGGACCTGCTTCTTGTAAATCCACAACAATTTCTTCTGCAGCGCGGGCTGGACCACGACTGAAGGCAGCGACAGCAATGCGATCAATGTTTTCTGCTAAACGATCCAGTTCATTTAAAAAACCGCGATTGCGTGCCATTACTGGGGCCTCACGATTAGAGAGTGGTAAACCGGGTTATCGCCGCGATAGGTGGTGATGGCGATAATCTTTGCCTCGCGGGTTGCTCCAGCCTGTTGGTACTGGATGCGGTCGGCTTCGGTTGGGTAGTAGGTGCCAAGCTCGCTGGCGCCGATGATGACTTTAAGATCAGTTGTTTGATAAAGACCTTCAGCCTCACGAGGTGTGACACGAGTAATGACGGCTTTGACCGTGATGGTGGTGTCGGAACCAGTGACAGCTCCAGTTGTTGGGTTGTAGGTGCGGGGTGTTGCGGTTTTGATGTACGTGATGTTTTGGCCCCAGTCGGCAAGGACTGAGGTGGGGATTGGGGCGAAGGTGGTATCAATCAGGCCCATGTCAACCGCGACGGAGGCGGACGGCGTAGTTGGTGGCGCCGCCCATGCAATAAGCACCGAGGTAGGTCTGCAGCCAGGGGTATAGGTCGAACACGTTGTTCACCATGCCCGGTGTCATGGAGCTGGACTTGTACTTGACTTTCAGTTCGCCCAGTTCCACTTGGTCGTAGAGGCCGGTTGTGCCGGTGCTGCCCGTGATGGCGTCGGTGTCGTTGGCGAGGGCGCGTGCCAGCTCGTAGGTGGCGACTTTGATTTCTGTTGGGATGACAGTGCAGACCAGTTCGATGCCGTCAACCTCGAAGTCTTCGCGGGGCCACTTCAGGGCTTGCGTCGTGGTGCAGCGGTCGCCGTAGAAGCTGAGGGCGTCGATCCAGCGGGTGGCGCTGATCAGAGCGCGGTTCTTTTGGTCGTCGGTCTTATCCGTCCAGGTGGCCGAGTCCGGGACTGTCTCGAAATAGGTGTTGGCAGCGGCCAGCGTCACGTAGCTGTTGGCTGACGCGCCGGCAACAGTGGCATCAATAACGGCAGCCACAATCAATACATCCTTTGTTTGAGTCTAGCGCCAGTGCGGGATTTCCTTTGTTTAGGTGGTTCGCTTAAAACCATTGAGTGATAGACCTTGGCGCCAAACATTTCCAGTTCGGCTTGGGCTTCTAGGTGTTGGCCGTACTGGACGTCAACAAAGCTGCGACAGTTATCCTGTAGTACGAAGAGACGCACTGTACTCATGCCCGCTCGCAAAGCTGCTGTTGCTGATGACAGCCTAGAAGTAAAGGAAGAATCCGCACCGTCTGCGCTGCCCGGTAACACCGTTCGCTCACTGGAGCCCGTTGCTGCGGCAATCCGTCAAATGTTTGCTGCTGGTGAAGATGCAGAGACGATCCAGCAGGAGCTGGCCGTTAGTTCGCATGTATTTCGTGAGCTGCTCAGCCACTCTTACAAGATGGTGGGTCGTGCTCCAGCAATTTTTGAGTATCAAGAGCGGATTCGGATTGGTGAAATTGAGGGTTAGATATGCGCCCAAGTGCGCCGCAAGAGTATTTTTGATGCGGTAGATGACGTAATCTCGTACTTTTCAGCTAAACGTTTTAGGTATCCTGGCTCGCGGTCATCTTCGGCTCGCAGAGCCAGGACTTTTTGTTCGTCCAGTTTTGCCAAACGGCACTCAGAACCTTTTCGTGTAGGCGGTTTTGGGCTTAAACCGTAGCCGTATGCGTGTGCCATATTTTCGCTTTGCGTGCAGTATTCCAAGTTTTCTAAGCGGTTGTCTGTTTTATCTCCGTTTTTGTGGTTTGTTACGCAACCATCAGGACACGGACCTACCCACGCTTCCAAAACAAGGCGGTGTACCAGTTTGTTTTTTATACCTGCAGGGGTTTTTACCGATACTTTTTTGTACCCTTGGCGATGATCTGCTTGCTTTAGTTCAAATGGTTCCAGTCGGTGATAGCTAATTATTTTTCCGCATTGTGAGGCGCTGTAGCCAGTAGTGGATGGAATGAGTCGAGTTTCCATGAAAAAAGGGGCCCCGAAGAGCCCCTATCCTACACCACTGATAACAGGTTATCAGTATGCCGAGACATCGAACGGGGTGTTGACCAGCAGACGGCAGATGGGCACCTGCTTGGCGGCGCTGTAGACCAGGCTCCAGGAGGCGGTGTCGGCCAGGTTGCCGGTGGTGGCAGCGTTGGTCGGGTTGTCGCCGGCCACGTTCCACTTGGTGCCAGTCACGTGGTAACCGTAGTGGTAATCCACGGCCAGGATGTCCTGCATGGACAGGATGTTACGGTCTGCGCCGAGGCGAAGATCCTGCTGGATACCCTCGGAAACGACGCCCGACTTGAACAGGTAGACCGGATACTTCACCGCATGGGTGGAAGTGCCGCCGGTCAGGTAGGTCAGCTGGTCGTCGATCACCACGCGGAGACCAGCGAAGGTCGCCACTTCGGTTTGGGTCACGCCCACACCGCCGCCGCCCCACACAACGGCGCCACCTGCAGACAGTGCAGAGGTGCTGAAGGTCAGCATCCCCACCTGTTGGAGGTAATACGCAACGTTGGAGTGCATTGCGATGGCGTCGAGTTCGTCACCGCGCTCGCCCAGTTTGGCCTTGGCTGCCACAACGTTGGCGACGTTGATGAAGTTGGCCTCGGTCATCGAACCGGGGACACCAGCAAACGTCTTGTTGGTTTGGTTGGCACCAAGCACGCCGGCGCCGCTGATGCCACCGAACAGACCCAACAGTTGGGCAGCCAGGGTGGCGGTCTTCAGCTTGTTGATGGCGGCGGTCAGCTGGTTGCGGACGTGAGCCAGGGGGTCGGCGCCAGAGCCGAGCTTGCTCAGGTCGTCTGCGGCGTAGGCGAAACCACGGTGCAGAATCGTCATGATCTGCTCGTCGGCAGTGACGTTCTGGGCGGTCAGATAACCCAGGCCACCGTTCCAGCTGGAGGTGGACAGGATTTGGGTCTCGGTGGGGGCGATGGGGTCGAAGAAAGGCACGCGCACGCGGGTGCCGCCAGCGCGGGCGTCAAGGGCAGCGTTGCGCTGGATGATGCCGCTCTGGACCCACTTCGATTGCTCGAAGATGCCCTCAGCGGTGTACTGAAGAAACTCGGGACGAGTTACAAGGTTCGAGAGAAAAGTTCCCCCGAAGTTGCTGTTAGAAGCAGACATTGGGTAGCTCCAGTGGAGTCAAGGTTGGGGAGGTTGCCCCACAGGGGCTAGAGGCCGGCTTCAGCTTTCAACAACCGGGCTTTGTCGGGGTCGCTGGCAAGCATCATCATTTGCTGAGTGACGTTCCAGCTGTCCTTAGACCAGGGGTTGGCTTGGCCGGGAAGGGAGGTATTGCGGGCACTACCCGTAACACCCATGCCGGCACGGTTCGTAGCTGCAAAGTGGTGCTCGTAACCGCTGCCGGGGTTTTTTAAGTTGGCGATGTATTCACCAACTGGAACTTCCACGCCGCCGACAACAGCCACAGGCTGTCCTTCTTTAGCGCGTAGGTTCTCCTGAAGTAAACGATACAGCTGATCAGGTGCCAGTGCACCAGCCTGTGAGAGTTGTGCTATCGCGGCAGATTTCACTTGTTCTTGTGTGAATCCTTGGCGGATTTGTTCGACCTCGGATTCTTTTGCTGCAAGTTGTTGCTTAAGCTCGGCAACTGTTTCTTGGGCTTGTTCCCAGAGAGTTTTGAACTCGCCGGATTCGGCCAACTTTGCGGTTTTTGCCGATTCTTGCGCCAAGCGCAGATCTTCAATTTGTTTTTGGAGGGCTTCGCGGTTTTCGCGGTCCTTGCGGCGCTCGGCGATCAACTCTTGGTTTTTTGCACGAAGTGCTTCAAGTTGAGCCGCAAAGTCAGACGTGTCAGCCACAGGCTGAGTCGCAATAGGCTCCACAGGAGACACTGCTGCGGTCGATTCTTCGGACACGGTTATGTGATACTTGAACGTTTATAGACTAGCAGGCAAAGGGTTTTTAGACGTTTGTTTTACGTTACAACACTATGACCAAGGCCCAACGACGGTATTAGACCCGGAAGTGCCAACGGGCCAGATAGCAAAATACGAGCCGGTTAAAGTTGTGTAAGCGCCTCCAGGTGCAGCACTCAATGTGTACTGTGGGATAAACGTCCCGCCTGTATTCACACTTACCGTGCCGGTTACTCGCGCAACAAAGGTTTCATTTGCAGAAGTGATATTACCTGTCAGTGCAATGTTAGAAGATAACGTGGAAAAAGATTGTAACGGACTAAACTGCGACATTGCCGAAGCAGTTAATGCTGAATCGGCACGGCTCCAAATTACACCATAACTAATATTATTTAGTGTTGCAGTACCACCAAAACTAGATCCTATTGTGTGACTTGTTGTACCGGATGTTTTTTGTAGGATATAAAAGCTTTCAAAGTTATACACGGTGCTGGCAATAAGCGTTACACTTGCTCCAAAGGTGGATTGAACGGTATTTACATTAGAACCCGCCAAACCGCTGTTTAGGCGGTACAGCATTACTGATGGCGAAACACCCCGTCCAGCTGGCGTGGAATAAATAACTTTGCCGTCGTATTCAACAGCCCCTGCTGCAGCAGTACTTAAGTTAGTGCCCGATTGAAATTTAAGTGGTGAATCAGATGTTGTTCCTGTTGCAAGAGTAAGATTACTTGTAAGTGTGCCGCCAGTAAAACCTCCTGTTGACGTTAGGGTGCCAGAAGTTAAAGATAAACCAGAACCTATTGTTATTTCTTCGGCTACACCTGTGCCACTGCTGTATCGCCCAAGTAGTTTGTTAGTTGCTAAGGTAGTGCTTATTGTTTGGGTGTCAGAGTTGTAAGTGAGTGGAGACGTGGCTGTAACAATGCCTGTTTCTCCTTTATCACCTTTTGGTATCGTAAAATTTAACGTTGCTGCAGTAGTTGTGCCGCTGTTAGTAACAATTACGTTGGATCCGGCTGCACCTGTGCTAACAGCGCCGATTGCAATAGTGGCTGCAGTGCCAGGGTTGCCCTGAGGGCCTTGGGCGCCGGTTGCTCCAGTTGGGCCTGCGGGGCCGGTGTCGCCCTGGGGGCCTTGCTCACCTTGGGGACCCTCTTCGCCTTGGATGCCCTGGATGCCTTGCGGACCAGTCGCTCCGGTGGGTCCAGTAGGGCCTTGTTCGCCTTGTGGACCTTGGGGGCCGGTGGCGCCTGTCGGTCCAGTTGGTCCGGTAGCGCCAGTGGGACCTGTTGCTCCGACTGCACCACGGGGGATGGTGAAGTTGAAAATGGCGGCAGATTCGGTGCCAGCGTTGGTGACGGTGGCGTCTGTGCCGGGGGCGCCGGTTGTGGTTGTGCCAACTGTGATGGTTGCGGAGGATCCGCTGCCGCCGGAACCCGGTAGGGCACCACCGACTGTTAGTCCGGTTAGTTGCGTGCGCGTGGCAAGTTCGACGCCGGTGCCCCAGTCGTCGTTGGCTTTGGGGCCGTAGATCGTGAGGGGGTCAAGGCTGATGTACCAGTCGCCGTCGGTGCCGAGGGCGGCGCTTGGGGGGTCGTCGCCGGAGTGGATCGTGTTAAGTGCGTCAACCCGTTGGGTGAGGCGCACCAGGGCGGTGACTTGGGCGAGCGTTAGTTGCTCAGTTCGGGTGGCCATTAGCGAGATAGTAGTTCGATTAGGCGGTCTACGCGGTCGGGAGTCATTTCGGCGCGGTCGTTCATGTCGTCCTCGCCGGTGTTCTCGTTTGCCTCAATCAGTTCAGGGGCTTCCATCTCGCTGCGGGCTTCATCTGCCTCGTCTTCGACGTTGATGTTGTCGGGGAGAACTTCGCCGCGACGCAGGATCTCCAGCAACATCGCGTCGCTGATCTTGCCCATCTGGTTCAGTTGAGCCAGTACAGATACGTCTTGGCCGATCAGGCGGTAGTAGTCGAAGTCGCGGTCAATCGTGATCTCGGGTGGTTCCATGCCCACGTACTGGGCGGCGAAACCGAAGGCTTGGTTGAGGGCGCTTTCCAGCTCTTGGCTGATGATCGAAAGGACACTGTTGCTCTGGGCTTGGTCGATGCGCTTGGCCTCGGCAGATTCAGCGACGAATTTCTGGCCGAAAAGTTTGGTGACGCCCAGCGTGGACATTTGGGATGCCAGCGATTCCAGTTCGGCCATTTGGGCGTCGAAGCTGGTGGCGTCGGCCTGTACGTAGTACGCCTTGTTGCCCGGTTGCATGGCGATGGCGTAGTTCACGCCCATCGTTGCCGAACCAGTTGTGTCGTCCCAGCCCTCTAGGACGAGGGTGGGCATAGCGGCGATGTGGAGGGCGTGGATGAGGTCGGCTTGGCGTTGGTAGTGCGTGATATTGAGGTTGGCAATGTCCAGCAGTGGGGGCTGGGATACCAGCAGGCCACGGCGGTTGCTGTAGATCGGGACCAAGGGGATTTCGTCGAGGCTGTAGCCACCGGTGGCGGTGAACTCGACGAGTTCGTGGCCGAGGGTGTAAAGGTCGTAGCGGCCGGGGTAGATGACGCGCATTTCCTCGACTTGCTCTTCGCCGAACTCGTTCAGCGGGCGGACGTCGTAGTCGTGGATGCGAACCTGCAGCAAACGGTTGGTGCCGGACTCCTTGCGCCAGCCCCAGATCTGGGGGGCGTCGACGTGCACGAAGTAGGGGCGGCGGCCCATTGCACGCTCTTCAGCCAGATTGCGAGCTTCGCTTGCTGCCGGGTAGTCGACAAGAATCGCGCTATGGCCGTAGGTAAGACTACTTACCAAGGCGCGGCGGGCGTATTCGTTGATGTTTGAGCCGAGGCCGTCAATGTTTTGTGCAAGCTCCAGCCAGTAGGCGTCGCCTTCGATGTGGATGGGTTTGCGGAGGATGGCGCCAGCTGCGGTTTCGATCAGGCGGCTGGTGTAGGGGCTGAGGACGCTGCGGTCAACGCGGGTTTGGTAGGCGTCGTCGTCCTCACGCGGTTCCTGAGGGAGATAGGTCTCGCTCATGTCGCGGATGTAGTTTGTTCCGTGCGTGACAGCTGCCATTACGCCCCAGTCCGGCATCATGCCGATCACTTCGAGGCTGCGAACGAACGGCGATTCGCTGACTACAGCTCCAGTTGGGGGGATATTGGCGCTGTAGACCACGGCTAGGCTCCTACTTTGTACTTATTTTGGCAGAGAGTCACCACTTGGTTTTGTTTGCCCAGTAGGCAGCAGACATTTTTCCTTTGGCAATGTTCTCTGCGTGGCGTGCTTTGAAAGCTTCGCGGCGTGCTTTATTTGCTGCGGATTCACCTTCGCGTTTGGGTGATCCAGAGACTCCCTGTTGGCCGAAGCGGATAAGTTTTACTTTGTCGCCTTCTTTTGCTAAGACGACGTGAGATTTGTTTGGGTGGTTTGGGGTGCGCTTGGGCTTGTTGTAGCCCGAGAATTTTTCGCCGCGATACTCAATCATCGTCGTCTTCCTCGTCGTCGGGATCGGAGATTGGCACCAGCACTTCAATGCCTTGGGCAAGCATTGCTACGAAGCCGCCCAAGATTTCTGGGTTTTGGGGTGATTTGAAGACGAATGTGGCATGGGTAAGGCCGTCTTCAGCATCGATTTCGATGTGAATACAGCCTCCGTTTACTGTTTGAATTGCCATTAGCCGTGATAAGCGACTGCAATGTGGGGGACGACAGTGGGCGTTCCAGAGCTGATCGAGGCAATACGCATACGGATCTTGGCGGCAGGTTTGCCGTCATAGAAGTAGACGTATTGACCGTTGGAATTGATGGTTTTGCCGTTGTCTACGGTGAACCAGTTGCCGTTGCCGTTAAAACTACACTCCAGAGATAGTTGGAAGTTGGCGCCGCCGGTGACGGTTGCAGCAAAGGTGTAACTGGAAGATTGGGCGGGGACTTCCATCCAGTCGTCAACGGCAGTCATGTTGCCGCCAGTGAACTCAACAATGTTGGTGAAGTGGTCCTTGGCGGTGATAGCGACGGCAGCCATGGTTATTTCCTCCGTTTTTTGGCGGTTTTGGCGGCTGCTTTGAAGGCAGCAGCGGTGGGGGCACCCTTTGTGCCAGGTTTGCGCATTTTTTCGCCGCTGCCAGCTGCGATGCGCTTGCGTTTTGCAGCGATATTGGCGTAAAGGCCGCGTTTTGCCATTATTTTTTCCTCTTTTTGCGGGTCATACCAGCCTCGGACATGGCAATAGCGATTGCCTGCTTGCGGCTGGTTACTTTTTTGCCCGAGCTGGACTTGAGTGCGCCAGATTTATACTCTGACATCACTTTTTCGACCTTCTTTTGGCCTTTGGTGGGCTTTTTTGCCGCCATTTTGTGCCAGCAAGGGGTGTTACCACACACGATAGGACGTTTTGCCCAGGCTCTCTGGTTTGGCCAAGTTGAAGGTTTGTAGGCATAGATAACCAAGGGCGTCGAAGGCGTGGTCTACACCAAGGTTTTTGTTGGGGAGACCCGTTCCAGGGGAGTAGGTCAGAGTGCGGAGGGATTTGATTAACTCCTTGCAGCGGGGGTGGATGAAGAGGCGGCGGGTTCCAGTTGCATCCAGTAGGGCGGTGTTGACGCAGGTGATCTTGTCGCGGATCTTCCAAGGGTTGCGGGGGCTCGAAACTGTGAAGCCGCTCTTGCGGAGGATGTTGTGGTCGGTGGCGCCGACGCCGCTGGTTTTGCGGGCGCCACCCGTGGGGTCGGGGCAAGCGATGATTCGGCGCTCCACGCCGTAGCGGGTTTGGATTTCTTCGCAGAGGTCCCAGGTGGTGGCGCCGCCGGTCATGATGATTTCGTCGAAGACCCAGAGCACGTCGCCTTTTTTCACTGCGCAGACCGCGCTCATTGGGTCCACGTTGAAGTCCACCCCAAGCAGGAGGGGTAGGACGGGTAGGTCTTGGACTTGTTTGTCGATGTTGTCGTC